CAAACATGAACATGCCAATGCATGTAGGGATGTAGAGAATGGCGATTGATTCGTATTCAAACCTGAAGTCTGGCATTGCTGACTTCTTGAACAGGAGTGACCTGACTTCGGTCATTCCTACATTTATCTCTCTGTCAGAGGCGAAGTTCAATCGAGTTCTTCGCACTCGTCAGATGGTTAAACGCGCCACAGCAACTATTGATACTCAATACTTTGCTATGCCAGCCGACTTCCTTGAAGCCAAAAAGCTGATCTTGAACACAAACCCGATCACAACAGTCGACTTTGCCACTGGTGAGTATTTGGACTCTCAACGTGCGAGTACCTATATTGCTTCTGGTAAACCTGCTTTATTTGGTGTCATTGGAACTCAGTTTGAAGTAGTGCCATCTCCTGACGCAAGTTACACGGGAGAATTGACCTACTATGCTAAGATTGATCCATTAAGTGATTCAACAACAAGCAACTGGCTTCTCACATATGCACCAGACTTGTACTTGTACGGCGCATTGATTCAAGCCGCACCGTACTTGCGTGATGATGAGCGTATCGCCACTTGGGGCCAGTTCTATACTGCCGCAATGGACGATATTGTTGTTGCAGATCAAAGGGCTTCTGTGGCAACTACACCAGTTGTTCGCGCCCGTTCTTTAGGATAAAACATGTCATCCTTTACCGATTACACAGAAAACCTCGTTTTGACTTGGTTGTTTACTGGTAGTTCAGCAACACGCCCAACAGCTTGGTATGTTGGTTTGTTTACAGCAGCTCCATCAGACACTGGTGGCGGCACTGAAGTAACAGGCAATGCCTATGCTCGTACTGCAACAGGCACTATGAGCGTTTCTGGTACTTCTCCTACCAACTGCACCAACTCTGCTGCAATCGAGTTTGCTGCGGCTTCTGGTGGCAATTGGGGGACTATTACCCACGTTGCAATCTTTGACGCTTCCACATCAGGCAATATGCTTGGTTGGGCCGCGCTGACAACTTCGCGCACGATCAATGATGGCGACATCTTGCGAATCCCTGCTGGCGACTTAGACATTACACTGACTTAAAGGGGTTTCATTATGGCCTTGGTGCTTAAAGATAGGGTCAAAGAAACCTCCACTACGACTGGAACTGGTACTTTCACCCTTGCGGGTGCTGTATCTGGTTTTCAGTCGTTTTCAGTTATTGGGAACGCAAATACCGTCTATTACGCAATAGTCAATTTATCTGCGTCTGAATGGGAAGTTGGTCTTGGTACATATACATCATCTGGGACATTGCTGTCTCGTGATACTGTTTTAGAGTCAAGCAACAGTGGATCAAAGGTTAACTTTAGTGCGGGAGCTAAAGATGTATTCTGCACATATCCTGCTGAGAAGGCTGTAACGCTTGATGATGTTCAAACATTGTCAAACAAAACACTAACTAATCCAGTAATTAATGGATTTACTGGAAATACTGCTGTTATCAATATTGGCTCTGGTCAGTTTTACAAAGATACGTCAGGTAACGTAGGTATTGGTACGAACAGTCCTGTAACTCGCCTAGATGTTAGTGGCGGAACTTTAACACTTCGCTCTGACGCTGTGTTTAACACTTCATCAACTGCTGGTACGGGGTCGGCTGCGTATATTCGCTCTAACAACGGGTACTCATCTGCAACAACGCCAGATTATTCTTGGTGGTATAACGACCAATGTGGTTTATTCCACCCAGCCAATAATGTTATTGGGCTTACTACTGCTGGCACTGAGCGGATGCGTATTGACACGTCAGGTACTTTGCTGGCTACTGCGCCCAACACCACTGCGGCTTCTTTGACATATGGTGCAACAGCAGGTCAGATATTTAGGAACGAATACAGCGAACTTGCATTTGGCCTTTCAAATAGCTCGCCTTATAGCTTCTATCTTCAAGGCAGAACAAGCAGTAGCACTGCAAGAGATTTAACTATTCAGCCTCTTGGTGGCAACGTAGGTATTGGTACGAATTCGCCAAGTCAAAAACTGGATGTTTCAGGAAACATAGTTGCAAGTGGAAGCATAAAGGCGACACAGTTAGCGGCTACTACAACATTATTAGATACAACATTACGCACCTATTCGGCTGGCACAAAATACACGCTTCCCGTAAACGTAAATATTTTAGGAACTATGGGAGACTCTTTTTTAGTTACGCTATTTGTGCAGTACGATGATATTGACTACCACAACTGGCTTGGCTCTGTTCTTATTACTATGACCTATTGGAACGCTTTCGGCAATAATTCACAATGGTCTACTCAGATGAGTACGCACGTTAGTGGAAATCCTACTTTAACTATATACGACACAGTTGGAACGGGTTCGAGGCCGCTTGCATTTTCGTTAAGTAGTGCAATTACGGTTGCAACTGGTGGTTTTGTAAAAGCAATTGTGACTCGGATTGCAAGTTTTTAATAAAGGCTAATATGTATAAATACACCAACACGGGCGTTATTAGAATTTCTGATGGGTTTGACATTCCTGCTGATTTAAACAGTCCAGATTACATTGATTTTTTATCTTGGGTGCAATCAGGAAATATTCCTGAACCCATAAATTGTGTTTTGACTCCAACAATTCAACAGCAACAAGCCATGTTAGAGACTCAACAAGCCCTAATCACATCACTCAAAGCAGAGTTTGACGAATACAAAGAAACCCACCCATAAGTAACCAACATGATTAAATTAGAACTCACCATCGAAGCCATCAACGTCATCATGCACGCGCTGGGTGAACTGCCTGCAAAAACCAATGCCTATGAGCTGGCCATGCTGATTAAAGCTCAAGCTGAACAACAGGTTCCCAAAGAAGATCCAAAAGAATAAGATTACGTCATGTTTGGAATTGCAGCATTTTCATCAGCACCGTTTTCGAGTACAGAGAGATTTGTTTACTCGGAATCAGTCACGATTGCTGCTTCTAGTGCTTTAACTGCCGCAGCTACCAGATACGCATTTGGAGCAGCCACGGTTGCATCAGCCAGCGCATTAAGCTGCTACTCAATCAGATATGCTTTTGGTGGCGCAACCATCGTTGGTGAGTCTTCATTATCAGCTCTGGCAAATAGGCTTTACAACGCTTCAGCAACACTAGCTGACACAAGTACATTCACATCTTCTGCATTGCGTTATGCCGTAGGTTCTGCAACAGTTGCATCTCAGAGTGCTGCTAGTTGTTATGCCATTAGATATGCTTTTGGCGGCGCTACTGTTGTCGGTGTCAGCACAGTTTCAGCTTTGGCAAATAGATATGCAATTGGTCAATTTCAAATTGACTCTGCATCTTCTATCAGCGCAACTTCATCAGTTATTTTGCAGACATCTGCATTGGTGGTTGGAGAGAGTGCTTTCACATCGTCAGCAATCTACATCACTCAGCCATCTATTACTTTTGTTTGCCAGTCTTCTGTGATTGCGCTAATTCGTAAGAAGTGGGAAAATGAAGACGATGTTGCTGAATCATGGTCTGCCATTGGCGACACTTCAGAAACTTGGACTGTCCAAAATGACACGTCTGAATCATGGACTCCAATATCAGATAATTCTGATACATGGACTCTAGTTACTGATACATCAGAAACTTGGACTAGAACAACACATTAAAGGCTAATCATGGCAGATACCACAACCACAAACCTAGCATTAACAAAACCAGAACCAGGCGCATCTGCCGACAGTTGGGGTACAAAGTTAAACACAAACTTTGATAGCTTAGATGCTATTTTTAAGTCTGATGGAACAGGAACATCTGTTGGTTTAAAAGTTGGGTCTGGTAACACATTGGCTGTTGCTGGAACTTTGACTATTAGCGGTTCTGCTACAGCTCCTACACAGACACTTGGAGACAGTTCAACAAAGGTGTCAACAACTGCATTTGTGGCTGCTGCAATTACTGCTGTTAAGTCTGCTTTGTATCCAGTTGGTTCAATCTATACAAACTCATCTGACTCAACAAACCCTGCTACTTTGCTTGGATTTGGCACTTGGACTGCATTTGCTGCTGGTCGAGTAATGGTTGGTTTTAATGCATCAAACACATTGTTTGACACGGCAGAAGAAACTGGCGGTTCTGCTGATTCTGTTGTTGTTAGCCACACGCATAGTATTAATGACCCTAGTCATTCTCATGGAGTTACTGCTGATAATGACGGAGCAGGAAGTAGCGGAACAACCTTTAAATCAGATAATCAAGCAATACAAACACTCTCTACTAACTCTGCTGCCACTGGGATTACCTTAAACTCCACCGGCTCATCTGGCATCAACGCCAACTACCAGCCGTACATCACTGTTTACATGTGGAAACGGACAGCCTAATGGATAACCAACAGTTATTCAATTTAGTAGTCAGCGTTGCTGGCTTTTTGGCTGTCTATGTAATAAACAATCTGACACGTCAACTTCAGCGCATGGAAGATGAGTTGAGGAATCTTCCTCATGACTATGTGCAGAAGGATGACTACCGCAGTGACATCAAAGAAATCAAACAAATTCTGACTCAGATTTTTGACAAGTTAGACAACAAAGCAGATAAATGAGTACCATCCAAAAGCAGATTGAAGTTCCAGCATTACCAGACTTGCCATCGCCAAGTCCTGTGTATAGCGCTGCATACTTTAGTCAGTTCAATGGTGGATTACGCACTTTCTTTATTCGTCTTCTTGGCAACATCCAAGCATTGTTTGGACCTGCTGGCGCTCGATACATTGATGCGCCAAATGGATTGTTTTTTAGCACTCAAGACCAGACATTGGCGGCAACCAATACTAAGTATGACGTTACATTCAATCAGACATATTTGTCTAGCAACGTCAGTGTTGTCGACTCTTCGAAGATAACTTGTGCTGTCGGTGGCGTTTACAACTTTCAGTTCTCTGCTCAAGCAAAATCAAACAGTGCATCTGCAAAACAGATCTACTTGATGATTAACCGTGATGGAACTGATATTGGCTACACGACAAGACAGAATACGCTGTCTGGGTCAGATCAACATATGTCTATCAATTGGAACTTCAGTATTGATGTTTCTTCTGGTTCGTACATTAAGCTGAGATGGGCTGGAGACTCAACTGGCCTTACGCTTGAGCAAACAGCCGCCACATCACCTCACACTGGCATCCCATCTGCTGTTCTTGCTGTAAATTACGTTGCACCAATTCCAGCAACATTGCCAACACCTCCATAAGAGAAAAATCATGGCTTTAATTCCACTCAAGATCCCACCAGGCGTGTATCGCAATGGCACTGAATACCAATCCTCTGGTCGTTTCTACGACTCGAACTTGGTTCGTTGGTACGAAGGAACTTTGCGTCCTGTTGGCGGTTGGCAGCTCCATTCGACAACACAGCTTAGTGGCGCACCTCGTGGATTACTGACATGGCGTGACAACTCAAATGACCGCTGGATTGCTGTTGGAACACACACGCATCTGTATGCGATGTTTGAAACTGGTGCTGTGACTGACATTACTCCATCTGGCTACTCATCTGGAACTGCTGGTGGTGAAGCTAAGTTGGGCTATGGCTACCTTGCCTATGGCGCTTACAACTACGGCGTTTCTCGTCCTGACATTGGCGCTATTACTCAAGCAACCACATGGAGCCTTGATACATGGGGCCAAAACCTTGTTGCTTGCGCTAATACTGATGGCAAGATCTATGAGTGGGCATTGAACACTGGCGTCGACGCTGCTGCTATTACCAATGCTCCAATAAACTGTACAAGCATTGTTGTGACTGCTGAACGAGCAATTATGGCTCTTGGCGCTAGTGGTGACAAACGTAAGATTGCTTGGTGTGACCAAGAAAATAATACTGTTTGGACAGCCGCTGAAACAAACCAAGCTGGCGCGTTCTATTTGACGACATCTGGCTCTTTGATGTGCGGCAAGCGTGTTCGTGGCTTGACTATCATTTTCACTGACGTTGATGCACATATTGCAACATACGTAGGAGCGCCATTTGTATATCAGTTTGACCGTATTGGTACTGGTTGCGGCATCATCTCAAAACAGGCTGTTGCAGCTACTGATAACTCTTGCGTATGGTTGTCTAGGTCTGGCTTCTGGACTTATGACGGCTTTGTAAAACCATTGCAATCTGACGTTTCTGACTTCGTTTTGAACGACATCAACTACGCTCAAGACTCAAAGATTTACGCTGTCCACAACTCTGCCTTTGGCGAGATCTGGTGGTACTACCCAAGCGCCAACTCAACAGAAGTTGACTCGTATGTGTCCTACAACTACCGCGAAGGCCATTGGGCCATCGGTAAATTGTCACGCACTGCTGGAACTGACCGTGGAGTGTTTACATTCCCATTAATGGTCACTTCTAACGGATACGTGTATCAGCATGAAACTGGTCTTTTGGATGTGTCTACAAACACTCCATATGCACAATCTGGGCCAATTGAGCTTGGAAATGGTGATCAGGTAATGTCTGTGAGCGAAATTATTCCTGATGAAGTCACTTTGGGTGATGTTCAGGTATCTTTTAAGTCAAAGCCATACCCAACAGGTCCAGAGTCAAGTTATGGTCCGTATACTGCCGCTCAGAAGACTGATGTGCGCTTTACAGCCCGTCAAGTTGAAGTTAGGTACACAGGTACTGCTGCCAAAGATTGGCGCGTTGGTGTGCCTCGTTTGAATGTAAAGCCTGCTGGTGGACGTTAATTGGACTACAGTCAATTTGTTGATGAGAGTGGTGTTGAAAAGTGGTGGGTTCCGTACTTTAAAAAGCACGAGAATCTACTACTTGATGCACTAGAATACAGTGGTGGGACGCATAATCTTGAAGATGTCGCAATGGCTCTTCATAAAGACTACATGCTTTTATGGCCCACCAACGAGAGTGTTCTCGTAACCGAGGTGATGCAATACCCTCGTGCAAAACATTACCATGTCTTTCTAGGCGCTGGCAATATGGATGAACTCAAAGAAGTCATGCCATTTGTTATTAAACGCGCAAAAGAAGAAGGATGTTCAAAAGTAACAGTAACTGGACGACGAGGTTGGGAAAAGGTCTTAACCCGTCTAATTAACTGCAAGCCAAGTCACTATTGGCTTTCATTGGAGATTTAATATGAGTGGTGGAACGTCACAACAACAGAGCCAACAAAGCAGCTCAGGCTACTTGGACCCTGCCTTTAAAGAGAAGTTCATGGCTAATGCAGCCCGTGGAACCTCGGTTGCAGAAAACTTGAAAGCTCGTGAGTTTGCTGGATTTACTCCAGATCAAGAAACTGGCTTTGGAATCACTCGTCAGGTTGCTACAAACCAGCCTGGCATGGATTTGGTTAAGCAAGGTGCAGCTTCTGTATCTGGTGCTGGCCTAAACCCTCAAAGCATTAGTACATTCTTGAATCCATATACACAAAACGTAGTGGATACAACCTTGTCTGACATTGGTCGTCAGCGTGACATTGCTCTCACTGAGAATGCATCAAAGGTTGCTGCTGCCAATGCTTTTGGCAATACGCGCCGTGGCATTCAAGAGGCTGCTGTAGTTGATCCATATGCTCGTGCTATGGCTACTGAGGCTGGAAAGCTGCGTAGTGGTGCATATGATGCTGCTACACAAGCTGCTACACAAGCTGCTGGCATTGATTTGTCAAAAGGCTCTCAACTTGTTCAAGCTGGCACTACTGCTCAAAACTTGGGCTTCCAAGCTGGCGAACAGTTGGCTGGCGTTGGCGAGAAGCAGCAAGCTCTCACACAAGCTGATATGGATGCAATTCGCAACTTGCCACTTGAGCAGCAAAACATTATCAACCAAGTGTTGGGCCTTAATGTTGGCGGTGGCTCTGGAATGATTAGCACATCACAAGGCACATCATCTGGTAGCAGCAGCCAAGGTTTGTTAGGAATGTCCAACAAAATACTTGGCGGCGGTCTTTTCTAAGGAATAAATATGCCATTAAATCTTGGTCTTTTATCAGAAGCTGGCATGGTTGACTTGCCAGAAGCTACTCGTGATGAATTGCAGAAGCAAGCTACTAAGCAGTTCTTGGTAGGCTCTTTGTTGGGTGGTGATCCATCTATGGCTTTCCGTTCTGCCATTGATGTGCCTAACCAATATGTGACATCACAACAGCGTCAAGCAACGCTTGCTGCTAAACAGCAGTTACGCAGAGCAGCTCAAGGAGCTATGCAGCCAACTGGAATTGGTTTAAATCAAGGTAGCGAACAAGCAAGAATGCTGTCAAACGAAGTTTCAGGCATGGGTGAAGATGCTGAACAAAAGACGGTTGACGCTCTTGCAAGCAATCAAAATATTCCAAGAGCATTTAATACACAAGCGTACTTTAATGCAGTACAGCCAATTCTTGCTGGATCTGATCCAACAAAACTTGCTGAAATGCTGAAGAATACTCGTCCAATTGAGACTGAGCCAGGCGCTATTTTGCGTGATCCTTTTAATCCAACAAAGATCCTTACAGTAAACCCTTCTGCGCTGGAAAAAGGCGAAGAGTACATTTACGACTCTCGCGGTCAGATTGTTGGCGTTAAAAACGTGCAAGGCAAAATCCAAGCAATCTCAGAACGAGCCATTGCCGAGAAGGGTGCTGCTGCTAGATTTGACCTAAAGCCAGTTGTTGAAAATGGCCAAGAAGTTCTTCGTAGTGTTTACGAATTGTCTGGCGCTGACAAAAAAGCTGCACTTGATCGGGCAAGCGGAGATGTTGCGGCTCTTCAGCGTGAGATTTCATTGACAAAACCAACAGAAACTGGTCGCCTTGCAATTTTGAATCAAGAGTTGCAAAAAGCACAAGGGCAAGTAACTTCTCTTGGTGGAACATCTGCGCCAGTTTCAAAACTATCTGCACCAGAGGCAGCATACGCAAACTCTTGGGAGCAAGCATCTAAAAGCGCACGAACTGGCTACGAGTTGTCAAAGAAAAATGCAGTTGCTTTGCAGTCTTTGCAGAATATTTTCAATCGTCCTGATTTTGGAACAAATGCTTTTACTGGCTACAAGTCTCAAATCATTTCTATTTTGCAACCACTTGGCCTTTCAACTGAGCAGCAAAACAAATTCCTAACAAGTGCTACTGGCGCTCGTCAGGCGTTGAATGACTTTGCTGTAAACAACGTGAGCGAATTGAGTGGCGCAACTTCAGACCGAGATATTATTTTCGGCAAAGAGCGTTTTGCAACACTTCAAGATCCAACTGCTGCAACTAGGTATGCAATTGACTTGATGGAAGCAACAAACAATCGCAAAAAAGCATATTTTGACTTTGTTCAAAATAATCGCACTAATGATGTTGAGCAAAAGTGGTCACAGTCACCTGAAGGCAGTGCATCTATTTTTGAATCTGCAAAGATGCGTAAGTACTTGCCAAGTAGCGTCATTCAAAGTGGTGAATACAAAGGCCAAACAGCGTACAAGATGCCAAATGGCGAAGTAAAAGTATTTCCAAAATAAGGAACAAAAATGGCTGGAATCACAATTGATCCAAAACTTGCTGGCTTTGGTGAGAGTCAACCAGCACCTGCGCCACAAGCAATTGGTGGTGGAGTGACTATTGATCCATCAATGGTTGATTTCTCTGCTACTCAACAGCAAGCGGTACAGCCAACAGCACAAGCTCCAAGCGGCTTTGCTCAAGGTGCTGCTGATCCACTTTATGCAATCAGTCAAATTGTTGCAAAAGGACTTGAGCAGCTTCCTGAAGGTGCAAAGTTCATGGGTCGTCCTGTTGCTGCATCTGCACGAGCATTTAATGAGCGTGTTGTCCCTCAGCGTGAATCCGACTATCAAGCGCAACGAGCTGCCGCTGGTGAGACTGGCCTTGATTATGCTCGTATGGGTGGAAACATTGCGACTAGCTTAGTACCAGGCGCTTTGATTGCAAAAGGCGCTGGACTTGTTGCTCCTGCATCTCGCGGAATCCAAGCCGCTCTCAGTGGTGGCGTTAGTTCTGCTTTGATGACACCAGTTGAATCGTCTACAGACTTTTTGCAAAACAAAGCTCAACAATTTGGCGTTGGCGCTTTGACTGGATATGGGCTAGATAAGACGCTTGGTGCTGTTGTAAGTCCAGCTATGACTGCTGCTGGTCAACAGTTGAAAGATTTGGGAGTTAAATTGACTCCAGGTCAAGCATTTGGCGGCATTACGCAAACTGTAGAAGACCTTCTTGCGAAACTTCCTGTTGTTGGCTCTACAGCTCGTAGCGCACAAGAGAAATCTGTAGACAGTTTTAATGCTGGTATTGTCAATCAGTCTTTGCAAAAGATTGGAGAGTCTCTTCCAAAAGATCTTACTGGCAGAAAAGCTATTGGTTATTTGTACTCAAAAGCAAATGATGCGTATGAGCAAGTAAAGCCAAACATTGAGCTTGGTAAAACACTTAATCTGTTCACTGGGTTACGCAATATTTCAAGCAACACATCTGGCTTGAAAGATAACCATGTTGAGTATCTGCGTGATTTTATTAACAACAAAGTAAACGCAAGATTGGCAAATGGATCAATCAATGGATCTGACTTCAAGGATTTAGATTCTGAGCTTGGTAAAAAAGCTGCTGAATATGCTGGATCTGTTGGTGATGATGCTGTTTTTGCAAACACTCTTTACAACTTACGCAACTTGATGCGTAAAGAACTTACAGCAATAAATCCAAACGACACTGAAACACTTAAAAAGCTGGCTGCTGCAAATAGTGTTTGGGGTGATAAGTTACGCATTGAACGTGCATCAAGCTATCTTGGCACTGATGCAGGAACATTTACGCCTCAGCAGCTTCTTGCCGCATCTAAAGCTCTTTCGTCTGAAGCTAAGTACGCCCGTGGCGAGGCTATGTTGCAACCTCAAGCTCAAGCTGGTATTGATGCTATGGGCAGAGCTGGCGCTGTAAAGCCAACAATAGCTGGTGGCGGTTTAGAGTTTGGAGCTGGTGGTCTTGGAGGTGGGGCTGCATTAGCTGGTGGAGCTTTGCCACTATCTGCCACCCTGCCTTTAGCTCCTTTGGCCTTCTACACAAGCCCAATGCAAAGCCTGTTTAATGCAGCGATGATGTCTGGTCGCCCTGCTGCCGCTCCTGCTGTCCGACAAATGCTTCCTGCTGCTGTTGCGCCAGGCTTTACTGGTGGACTTCTGCGTGACGAGAATATTCCTCGTATTGAACTGACAGGTATGGCACGTTAATGTGGACCCAATCAGCCTTCTCTTAATGGCTCAGTCGGCAGTCAGTGCGATTCGTACTGGCTGTCAGATGTTGTCTGAGGGGAAGGCTGAGATTGACAAGTTCAAGAAGTCTGTTGAGAAAGGTGTAGGAGATGCAAAGGCTATCTACAAGGAAGCTACTGGTATTTGGTCTTGGATACAAGGACTTTTTGGGAGCAAGAAGCCTGTCGCAATTGCGCCTAAAGTTGCAGAAAAGGTTGAAGCAGCAGTCATCCAAAAGGCCAAGCGTAAAGAGAAAGAGCCTGAACTCAGCTACGAGGAATATCACACACATGCTATTCACCAAGTGTGTGAGCAGTTAAAGACGTTCTTTGAAATACGTAGGAACTTGAAAGCACATTGCCTTGAGTTGGAGGAGATCAGTAAAACGACCGCCACGATTGAAGACAGTGCGATTGATAGGGTTGAGATTGAACTCCAGTTGGAGAACATGACGATACAGATCAGAGAAGCGATGGTTTATGCGCCGAAAGAACTTCGTGCCATCTACAGTCGTTTTCTAGAGATGTATGACCTGATTCTTGAAGAGCAGGAGTTTGCAAGACAGGTAAAGCGCAAGAAAGAAAGAGATGCAAAGTGGCAACGCGAACTCCTACGCAATCACAGGGTGGATCGGGCAATAGTAACGGTAACGGTGCTAGGTCTGGTTCTGTGGATGTGGGCGTTCATGCTGTCGCTAGGATGGCTCGTGAGGACACAAGGTGGTTTGTCGCTGGCGTAGTCGTGATGTCAATTGTTTTGTTCTTGGCTCTCCCAATGTCTGTATTGGTGGTTGTTGATTACATGAAGTTGAAGTCAGAGATGCAATATGAAATTCGTCAATTAAAGAAGCTCAAGAAGGAGATCAAGGAAGCTCATGAAAAAACTACTGCTGATAAGCCTACTAATGACTCTGGCGGCTTGTGAAGACCATTACAGGTACACATGCCAAAACCCAGACAAATTCAATGCCCCTGAGTGCCAAAAGCCACGTTGCCAATTTACTCAAACCTGCCCTGAATATCTTGTAGCCCCTGTATTGGAGAAGAAAATTGAACCAGCCCAACAAGCAGCCTCTAACGCCAGCGGAAATTGAAGTCCGTGTTTGGGCCTTTGTCGTAGGAATCGTCACCCTGATTCTTGCTGGCATTGTGTTCTTCATGCTGTACTCGGTGACTTTTGTTGTCCAACCGATCAAGTCAATGGCTCCTATTGACCAAGGCTACCTCAAGATGCTCAACGACATCGTTTTGCTCATTGTTGGCGGCATTGGTGGCGTGATGACTAAACGTGCTGTCAGTGGGTCTTCAGGCTCATCTGGTGAGCCACCCAAAGGAGACACCCAACTCCCAAAGCCAAGTGACCCATCAGGTGCGATGCCTGTATGGGTCAATCCTGAGCTAGACGAGACTTGGGTTCCACCACCTCCACCATCGACTCCACCAGAGCATTTGGAAGGCGACCATGACCGAGAAGAATTGGCCCTTGCACGAGCAGGAGAACGATGATGAACCCTTGGATGATTCTCGGAGCTATAGCTGCCGCTTTAACTGTGTACTTAACAGGCCACCATGCAGGTTATGTGCAGAAGGAGAAAGAGGACGAAGCTCTGATTGCCAAAAAGAATGGCGAGATGGTCAAACTGAAGGATGAACAGGATGCAAAAGATGCCACTACTAAACAAGAGTTTGAAACTAAGCTGTCTGACGTTATTGCTAGTCGTCCAAGGCTGTTCGTCACCACAACCTCCAAGAGTGGATGTGCCGCCTCTGCCGCCAACGATGGTAAAGAGAGAGCCGAACTTGACGGACAGACTGTTGAAGACCTTATCAGGCTCGTCGCAGAAGGAGACAGGGCCATCATCGAACTCAACTCCTGCATCGACAGGTACAACCAAGTGAAGGAGACTTTGAGTGGTCAACGCTGAACAACTAGCAAAGCTGCACATTGGCCCACAGTGGGTTGATGCGCTAAATGAGACTTTCAATCGTTTTGGAATCAACTCAAAGAACCAGCAAGCGGCCTTTATTGGTCAGTGTGGTCATGAGTGTGGGAATTTCAAAATATTGGAAGAGAACCTTAACTACCGTGCTGCCACTTTAATGAAGCTGTGGCCTAAGCGCTTTCCAACACTAGAAGTTGCAAATCAGTATGGTGGGAATCCGAAGAAGATTGCAAACATGGTTTACTCATCTCGAATGGGAAACCGTGATGAGTCTTCTGGTGATGGGTATCGTTTCCGTGGTCGTGGCTGTATTCAGCTTACTGGTCATGCTAACTATTTCCATGCTGGAAAAGCACTAGGCTATGACTTTGTGATGGAACCAGATCTGGTTGCCACACCTAAGTTTGCTGCACTGACTGCTGGTTGGTTCTGGTCGACACACGGCTGCAATGAACTTGCTGACCGTGGTGACTGGACCGCATTAACTAAAAAGATCAATGGTGGAGTTATCGGTTTGGCAGACAGGGTTAAGCATACCAACGAGGCTCTTGCTGTCCTTGCCTAAAAGATAGCCCCTGATGAAGAACTCTTTCTCCATCGGGGTGCATATCACTCCACCCGTCAGCACTTGAAGGGCGCACCTTGCTTCTTGGTGCGCCTTTTTTGCTTCGTCGTCTGTCACAACACTTCGGCCTTTATTAGCTTCTTAGACACGCCGTTATAGGTTAGACGTAGGTTGGCCTTCACGACTGTAAATTCGCAGCCTGTAGCGTCTATAAAGCAGTGCAAGACAAGTTCCTTTGGCTGCTCTTCATGTAGACGGTATTCCCAAGTGTCATTTACCTCAGATCCACCCCAGTGACCGTCAAAATGATGCCAGTCAGCTAGATCTGTAATGCTCTGGTTGCGTTGCTGGATCTTTGATCCTTTGGCCCATGCAACAATCAAATCGTGATATTTGTGTCTCATTCTTCACTCCACATCTTTGCCAAAGCCAGCAATACGAATCCAGTTATAAGGCATCCCGTACCAAGCATCAGAACAATGTTCAAGATATTTGTCATAGATTACCTCTGCGAAAAAAGACACGAATGCTAAGAGCAGTGCCAAAGCAGACACCGAAGACAGTTGCAACAAAACGGTGACTCCAAGTCCATTCGCCTGGGTTCTGTTCCCAAGCTACAAAGCCAAAAATAACGTAAGTCAATGCCAAGCCAACAATCATTGGACCAAACATAGACACGGTGAATAGCGCATCCTTGACTAGCTGTTTCATTTGACAACCCTCATCACACGCTGATTCTTGCCAGAGCGACCTTTACGGACACCTGTGATCTCAATAAGACCTGCGCTGTGCAGCTTCTTGTAACGGGCTGTGATGCTGCTATACGGAAAGAATGGAAATATGTTCAACACGTCATCAGAGATGCAGCCTTGCTCTCCAAATGAAGCAATTGCCTCATAAACCATCTTCTCTAGCTTTGTTGTGTCGACATTCTGTGCAGCCTCATGTGAGGTGATTGGGTCGTCCTTGCGTACCAGTTTGTGTGCTGGTGTGCCGAAAATGCCTTGAAAAATCTTCTTGATACTCATAATTCACTCCTTTTTAAATTAACGCCAAGTGC